AAATTTTGATCTGTTGGTTCAAATCCAACCTCCCCCGCCTTATACTGTTCTCCTATACAGCAAAAATAGGAATACCATGGGGAAGAAATTCAAAAATACTCTGTCGAATTTCTTCGGAAACGATAGTAATGATAAGAGTTACTTCGGTAAAAATCAAATGTGAAAATTTGTAATGTTGGTTCGAATCCAGCCTTCCCCTCCAGCGTTTACTGCTGTTGTCCTAACTGATGGACGCTAAGTAGCAGTAACGGTCAGTTCGCCTACTGACTTAAATTAAAGTGGCGGATATGGGACGTTATTCCGTAAGTGGTAGCGGGGATGACTGTAAATCATTTGTGAAAGCTCGGGTGGTTCGACTCCATCACGTCCCACCATATTAAAAGTTGGGCTGAATGTAATGGTTGGTGCGCGCCCCATTCAGATGGTCATCGGGGGTTCGAATCCCCCTCAGTCCTCATATGTATATTAAAATATTTGGAATGTTCCCAAGTAGAATAGTTAAGACATAATTCGCAGTCAGTTAATGACAATTTATGTAGTGGTAATTCTTCATTTGGCAATTCTATTAGTTTACCGTTCTCGTCAACAACACGTTCACACGAGCAACACAAGTAATAAGTTTTTGGCATAAAGATATTTATTAAGGTAGATAATAAAGAATGACTTCGTAGCTCAGTTGGTAGATGCACTTGCCTTTTAAGCAAGGGGTCATGGGTTCGAATCCCATCGGGGTCACANCAATCAATANAGTACCGTAGTTCAGTAGGTTAGAATACATGCCTGTCACGCATGGGGTCACGGGTTCGAATCCCGCCGGTACTGCTGAAATAATTAAAACTTGGGATCAGGGGCTGCTCGGAGTGGCCGTCTGCCTGTCACGCAGTACAACCAGGAGGGTTCGAATCCCTTTGGTCCCGCCATATTAATCGTCAGTGTAGCTCAATTGGTAGAGTTGCGGTCTCCAAAACCGATGGTTGAGGGTTCGAGTCCTTCCACTGGCGCCATTTGCCCTTTTAGCTCAGTTGGTAGAGTGACTGTTTCGTACTCAGTAGGTCGACCGTTCGACTCGGTCATAGGGCTCAATTTTATATTGCTTCTATAACTCAGTCGGTAGAGTGTCTGTTTTGTAATCAGAATGTCGGCAGTTCGAACCTGTCTAGAAGCTCATCATTCTTTAGCTCAGTTGGTAAGAGCGTCTGGCTGATAACCGGAACTCGAAAGTGGATACAAGATAATTGATTGGCTTTGTACAGAGTGCAATCAATGAAGCAGTAGAAATTAGTAAAGGTAGATGAACCCGAAAAATTAACAAGTAGCGCTTAAGTTGTTAATAATACGGTGTAGTCGAGGGGTCCAAGGTTCGAGACCTTGAAGAATGGCTACGGGCATGTAGCTCAGTTTGGTTAGAGTACTACACTGATAATGTAGGAGTCGTTGGTTCAAGTCCAACCTTGCCCACTCATTTAATATTAACTAGCAAGAAATGGTCATAGGTTCGAATATAAATAACAATAAAGAGGACTTTATGAACATTTGTGAAAATTGCGGAGGCCAACATGGCGGCCTATATGGTAGTGGAAGATTTTGTTCAGTTAAATGTTCTAGATCGTTTGTAACTAAAGCAAAGCGTAAGGAAATAAATGAAAAAGTTAGTAGTAAACTTGCCGGTAAGACTTATCCAAATAGAGGATATAAACTCGCACGTAAAACATTAATTTGTTTAGAGTGTGGGCATAATAAAGAAGTTTCAATTACTAATGTTAATCGTTTTTGTTCTAAGCCGTGCGCAATGTCATACTCGCAGAAAAAATTAGCACAAGAAGGTAGGCATAACGGTTTTCCTTCAAGAAAAGAAAAGAAGCCATCTTGGGCAGAACAATTCGTTATAGATTTTCTAAACGCTAGAGGTATATCTTTCTCTAGAGATCATAAGATAAACAGATTTTTTGCGGATTTTGCATTTATAGAAAAGAAAGTAATTTTAGAAGTTGACGGAAAACAACATACAGACCGAAAAGAATATGATAAAAATAGAGATTCGATCATAGAAAACGAAGGTTGGAAAGTTTTTAGAATAAATTGGAAACATCGAGATTTTGAATACATGCAATCTCAAATCGAAAATTTTATTATTTTTAATTTATAATCGGGCATTTGGGGAGTCTGGTCACCCCGCCACATTTGGGATGTGGAGAACTCACTGGTTCGAATCCAGTATGCCCGACACAAAGTGGTAGTAAAGGAAAGAGTTACTTCGAGCTGGGAGTCCAGCATTTGTCTCTTAAACAAACGTCGCGGTGTCGAAACCGCCTGTTATCTCTTCCGATTTTCTCTACTTTATGGGTTGTTAGCTCAGATGGCTAGAGCGTCTGATTTGCATTCAGAAGGCCAAGGGTTCAAGTCCCTTACGATCCACCGTGAACATAAGAAGTAGTAAAGCACCAGGGTTACTTCGCAAAATTGGTTTTTGTACAAACAAACCCTAAGCTAACATTCTCTTCTTTATTTTGATCCTTAGCTCAGTCGGTTAGAGCATCTGACTCATAATCAGCAGGCCGTGGGTTCAATTCCCTCAGGATCAACTATTAGTAGTATAGGGGAACCCCTTGAGACAAAGTACACGTCATGGTAAATCGAAAGATCCCAGCTACTAAACTAATGGTCCCATCGTCTAAAGGCAGGACGCCAGGTTTTCATCCTGGTAATACGGTATCGTGATCCGTTGGGACTTCGAATTAATATGTTCCTATAGGCGAACTGGTTAAGCCGTTGCCCTTTCAAGGCAGAGATTGCGGGTTCGAGTCCCGTTGGGAATACTACATGCCACCCATGCCAGATGAGATTGCTGGACGGAACGATACGAAAAAAGTATGGGGATAAGCTCCTAGAAAAAGTACTTATTGTTCGAACAAAAATGAAGGTAGCTTCTTCAACCCGGTGAAAATCCGGGGGGCGGTAGCCATGATCATATAGCTCAGTTGGCAGAGCGTTTCTTTGACATGGAAAAGGCCGCTGGTTCAAGTCCAGNTATGATCACATAATGTATCACAAGTAATTCATTAATCACAGAAAGTGACTCTAATGAATCATAAGAGATACANNAAATGCTCTCTTAGCTCAGTTGGTTCAGAGCNCTTGCCTTACAAGCAAGGAGTCGTAAGTTCGAATCTTACAGAGAGCACGCAGGGTTTGTCGGTTAGCGTAGACATTGTAAACCGTCAATGAGAATTATCGAGTAAGTAACTACGCTGGCCCCGTCAGTAGTGAGGATACTCAATTCAATTAACGGGGCTTACGGAAATATAGCTCAGTTGGTAGAGCAAGGGACTGAAAATCCCTGTGTCGGCGGTTCAACTCCGTCTATTTCCACNATATTGCGGAATAGAGCAGAGGTCAGCTTNNCAGACTCATAATCTGAAGGTCGTAGGTTCGAATCCTACTTCCGCTACCAAATGCAGTCAGATGGTAACTCTAAAGAACGATTCGTCGTGTTGCCTGGCGGCTGCTCCATGCCGACGTAGTTCAGAGGCAGAACAGTTGAATCATAATCAACAAGTCAGGGTTTCGAAATCCCTCGTCGGTACCTCTGGTCATTTTTGTACCTAAGTTTGTTATAAATAAAAATAAACTCAGGTCAATTATGCCAAGAAAACAAATTCACTACATTTATAAAACTACGTGTAAAGTAACAAATCGTTATTATATAGGCATGCACTCTACATCAAATATTAATGATAATTATTTAGGTAGTGGTAAAAGATTAAGATATTCAGTAAAGAAATACGGCATATCAAATCATAATAAAGAAATATTAGAATTTTTAACAGATCGAAATTCATTAAAAAATAGAGAAGCTGAAATAGTAAATGAAACAGTATTAGCCGACCCTAATTGTATGAATATGAAACCTGGTGGATTTGGTGGATTTTCTAGTGTTGACCATGCTAAAAAAGCAGCATTATCTGGAGGAAATTCATTTACTAATAAATTAAAAACAGATGCATTATTTTTAGAAAGTCGTAAACTCTTAGCATCAGGCGTATGGAAAAAGTTACATAAAGAAGGACGTATGACATACGATAATATGAAAGGCAAACACCATACTGACGAAACTAAAAATAAAATAAAAAATACCCGTAAACAATTAAAAGTTGGTCACGGAGAAAAAAATTCTCAATTTGGAACTTTTTGGGTAACAAATGAATTAGAAAATAAAAAAGTTAAGAATGTAGAATATTGGATATCACTAGGTTGGCGATTGGGCTATAATAGAAAATTGTTTAAACCTGATAATCAATAAACAATACTCGGTGTAGTCGAGTTCAAGTCTCGGCACCACGTAAGCTAGCTTAAAGGATCCGTGGAAGTAGCATAGCAGGTAATGCAGCCGAAAAAATTTGGAAGGTTGGCAGAGCGGTCTATTGCGCTTGCTTGGAAAGCAAGTGGGTGTAACAGCCCCGTCGGTTCGAATCCGTCATCTTCCTCATACAAATGCCCCGGTGTCGTAATTGGTAGCCGAGACAGACTTAAAATCTGTTGTCCTAAGTGGCGTATGGGTTCAAGTCCCATTCGGGGTACACATGCCTATATGGCGGAACTGGTAGACGCGCTACGCTCAAAACGTAGTTTCGAAAGGAGTGTCGGTTCGAGTCCGACTATGGGTACAATAATAAGCTGAAATAGCTCAGTCGGTAGAGTATCACCTTGGTAAGGTGGCGGTCACGAGTTCAAGTCTCGTTTTCAGCTCAAAGTTAATCGAAAGTACTTAACGCAGGAAACTGAGGAAATTGGTGCCACCTTTGCTGGTTGTTGAAGTCGAAAGACGTTATACGACATTGGTGCAAGTCAAACAGACTTAGAGGGTCAGCAACTCTATGATAGTCGGGTTGATGCTAAGATAAATGTTAGGTGAGAAACAGAAGTCCAATTACGAAACGATTAACTAAACTGGTAGAGTTAGAAATAGATGGTGGAACTCATCGATTTTCTGAAGTAAAGAAAAAGGATAAAGATAGAGACAATTATCTAAAATCAATTGGAATAACAGTGATTAGAATATCATGGTCAAACAATAAAGAGTTCGATGACGCCTTAATTGAATTCATTAAAAATGCGGGTGTAGCATAGTGGTAATGTAGGAGCTTGCCAAGCTTCGGACGCCAGTTCAATTCTGGTCATCCGCTCAACATGCAGAAAGNGTGTATACGGAAACTGATCAACCGTGTGGCATACTAGCCGGCCAGGCTGGAGGGGCGAGACTAACGATCTCGCAATCTGCTCCACATTTAAGATAAAGAGGGATCACTGAGCGCAGCGGCCTCAAGGAAGTGCACTCCTACTACGCTCTATTGTTCTATGGCGTAACTGGTTATCGCGCATGACTCTGGATCATGAGATTCTAGGTTCGACCCCTAGTAGGACAACATACAAAAAATCAGATGTGTTGCAAATATATAGAAATAAAGTGCTATGGATAAGCAACATGTTCAACAAGTCATAAATGATTCAAATAGTTTTAGTGAAGCGGCTAGAATGTTAAAAGTTCCTAAATACGCATTATGGAAATTTGCTAATGAACATTCACTAATTCTCAAAAAGAATCAAAGCGGAACAAATATTTCTAAGAAAAGAAAAGATGGTTTAGGAAAAATTCCTTTATCTGAAATTTTTGAAGGATTACACCAGCAATATCAAACTAAAAACTTAAAGAGACGTTTAATAGAAGAAGATCTTAAAGAAGATAAATGTGAAATTTGTGGAATTACTGAATGGCAAAATCGGCCTATTAATCTACAGCTTCATCACATAAATGGTAAAGGTGAAGATCATAGATTTGAAAATCTTCAAATTCTTTGTCCAAATTGTCATAGCTTAACTTCAAATTTTTGTGGCAAAAACGTAAAACGATAAGTATATTGTCTCCTAGCGTAACTGGTTATCGTGCTTGACTTTGGATCAAGAGATTGGGAGTTCGACTCTCCCGGAGACAACCAAATGGAAGTAGTCCGAATGGACGAGGAGCCTGTCTTGAAAACAGGTAGCAGCCTTAAAACTGTTGGGGGTTCGATTCCCTTTGCTTCCGCATTAAAAATAAAGTTAGCAGGACCGCAGATCCTGTTAAAATCCTGAATTAGTGATGCATTCATTAACTTCTGCGGGTTATTGAATTAACGACTGACGATGGGGTTTCTAGNTGCTTGGGATGCTATCATTTAATGTTCAATGTGACTTTAATATGAACCAAAAGATAATTCGAAAGATGAGGCTAAGGCGCACAAATTAAAGCTACTCGAGACATTTTAACTGTTTGGAATAACAGTCTATTGAAGAGAGTAAAAGGCTCTCCTAGAAACCGAATCACCTTTTTATAGGAAGCACGATTACCACATTTGCCACAGATAAATAGAATAAAGAAAAATTCGATGTATTTGTGCAAATGTGGTAAATCGTACTCTAAACAGTCGTCCTTAAGATCACATGCAAGATTTTGTAAATTGTATGAAAAAACAAACAATGTTTCTAAATACAAAATCAATAAACAATACATATGTGAATGTGGAAAATCTTTTGAAAAGCATCAAAGTTTAAATGCTCATTTTTCTCATTGCAAAATTCATAAAACTGGAAAACCTTTTACTAGAGGCCTTCCTGGATATTGTGGTTGGAATAAAGGATTAACCAAAGAAACGTCTGAAATCATGTTGAAAATATCTCGAGCTGTTTCCGAAAAACAAACTGGCAGAACTTTACCAGATGAATGGCGAAAGCATTTATCAGATTCAGTAAAAGGAAAAACTGGCGGAGTACGAGAGAATTCCAATAAGTGGCGAGGAGTTCACATAGAAATCAACGGCAATCTTATCTGGTTGGATAGTTCNTACGAATACAGATTCGTAAGTCTACTAAATAAATTAGGTATTCATTGGATAAAAAATCATAAAAAATTTCCATACCAATATGCTGATTCAACATTTATGTATATTCCTGACTTTTATATACCGGATTTGAATCTGTGGATAGAAATAAAGGGTTGGATAAAGGATAAAGATTTAGCAAAATGGAAAAATTTTCCACATCGACTTATAGTAATAAAATTGAAAGAATTAGTCCGATTAGAAAAAATTGAAACAAAACAAGCGATTATGGCGGAACTGGCAGACGCACAAGACCGAGGATCTTGACCAGAAATGGTTTGAGGGTTCGACTCCCTCTAATCGCACAATTGCAACCTAAGGTGAATGATCACATGCCGAAAGACGTAGGGGTTCAACTCCCCTCCTGGGTACAAAAAAGTAATAGCAATCAATACAGATACTTCGCTTTAGGAGCCGGTATGCTGGAGGTTCGAGTCCTTCTCTGGAGACAATAATTCGTAAAATCTTTCTCCAGATGGCGAAATTGGTAGACGCGCCGTATTGTAAACCTGTTTGAAATATTCTTTACTTTTTAATTATTTGAGAAAGAGTTAATGGNTTTTCTCTTACTGGAACAAAGTAAGTATTAGTTGGGATTTTTGATGAATCTCCATCATAGAAACCTTCAAAAATAGAAGAGTTCAATTCATTTATTAAGAGGTCATGCTTTGATTTATAGTAAGTAGAAGAGGTTGACACGTCATTTACTGTTGAACAGGATGAAACTAAAAATAGTAAACCGATTAGTATTTTAANCATGTTATTGTTTTTGGTATTATATACTTAAAATTATCAAACNAGTACAGTTTTCTAGGTTAATTAATTGTTAAGAAAACGTACGATATGTTAATTCTGTGTTAATTGATTGAGTGGCGGAAATGGTAGACGCAACGTGAAAAAGTTTAACTTGAANGGAAGTAGCGTGGGAGAAGTCCCAGTGTATAGGTTCGAGTCCTATCTTAATTGCAATGTTAAATAATAAAAATGGACAAATTTTACAGACTAGTTAAAGATCATGAGCTAATAATGCGAGAATGCAGAGAATTAGCACTTAATATGTTTATTGANCGAAAAGACGATAAATATGTTAGNAAAAAAGATNATATTTCNTTTGATGATTTACTTAAAATTTTTAGTGAATATCAAANNTCAATGCATTGGGTCTTTATAAAGAGAACTCAATTGGAAAATTTACTAGGTCATAATGTTCAACGAGAAGATGGTACATGGCAGAACTATAGTACTTATTACGAGGTAGGGGGATGCACTCTAATACACCCAAGCCATAGAGATTATTTTCTATTCATTTATCTTACTGAAGAAGACGGAGATGCTCTGGTGAAAAAACATGGACTTAAAACTTTAAAATAATATGCTCGCTTGGCGGAATGGTAGACGCGTAAGTCTTAGGAACTTATGTCGAAGGGCGTGTCGGTTCGAGTCCGACAGTGAGTACTAATCGTTTATTTGATACTGAGGTGGTATACATGCCGTAAGGTATTTAGTAAACGATTTAATATGGTGACTGTAGCTCAATCGGTAGAGCACTTGACTGTGGATCAAGAGGTAGTGAGTTCGAAACTCACCTATCACCCAAAAGCAATAGTAATCGTAACAGTTACTTCGATTCTCATTCCAAGAGAGAGGTTATCGGTTCGAATCCGGTTTGCGGCACTAATTAAAGAAACACTTTGCCGCAATAGCTCAATGGCTAGAGCGCTATTAGAAAAACGCTGTTTGAAACATTCTTTGCTTTTTTACTTGATAAGGTTGACTAAGACACATGAGGCGTCACTGTGATTCATATAAATAGAATTAAACAGTAGACTATGTACTCTTGTCCAATTTGCAAAAAGGAATTTAAGAACAAAACAGGCTTAAGTTGTCATTCAGAAAAAAGATGTTCTCTTTTTTTAAAAAGATTACAAACTAACCATATTTGTCCAAAATGCGGTCAATATATCTCCAATCATATTAATCAACACGTTACTTCTTGCCAAAAGTCTAATAAATGTGGTACTGGGAAAAATTGGGCAAATGGTAAAACGTATGATCAAATATATGGAGAAAAAGCAGTATCTATAAAAAATCAAATATCTAAATCTTTAATAGGTAAATGCTCAGGGTTAGGTAAAGATGACAAAACTGAATTAGTTCGTATAGAAAAAATTCGAACCAAAATTAATGAACGATATGCAAACGGCTGGCAGGTTAAATGCGGTAGGTGTTTAAAAATAGATTACAAAAGTCCTACTGCTGGAAAAATTAAAGTTGATGGCTCATGGGAATTAGCAGTGGCTAAGTATTTAGATTCAATTCTAGTTAAATGGATTAGAAATACTGAAAGATTTGAATACTTTAATTCGATAAAGAATAAAAAATCGACATATTGTCCAGACTTTTTTGTTTTTGATTGGAATAGTTTTATAGAAGTTAAGGGATATACGACTGACCTAGATAAGATAAAATGGCAGCAGTTTCCCCATATTTTGGAAATATGGGATAAACACAAAATAAAGAGTCTAGGAATAGACATTCGGTGAGCTGGGGGAGTCTGGCTTAACCCAACAGTTTGCTAAACTGTCGATCGTCGCAAGACGGTCCACTGGTTCGAATCCAGTGCTCACCGCTAAAACTGGCCCGGAGGTTCGAATCCTCTCTCTGCCGCAACTTAATTAGTNTTAAAGCCGCGAGAGTTCGAGCCTCTCAGCCTCCGCCCAAAATATAATGGCCCTATGGCGCAACGGATAGCGCAATGGTTTCCTAAACCACAGGTTGGAAGTTCGAGTCTTCTTAGGGTCACTTATAAATTCTAAAACCTATAGTCAATTTTTGATATAAAATTTTTAAATTGACATGTATCATGGATAAAGAATTAGAAAAACGAATTGCATATCCTTCAATAAAGGGTGCGTATACTGAAGTAGAACAAGGTTTTCAAGAACGTGAAACTGGTGAAATACGAGAACGTACTTTTTTTGCATGGTTTCCAGTATGGCTTGCAATGCAAGATTTTATTCCATTAAGCGGTTGTCAATTTACTTGGCTAAAAAAGGTTAAAGTTACAGATAAAGAAATTGAATATCGAATATCTGACTTTGATGGAGGTTGGACTTTTCAAGAATATTGGAAAGACTGGAAAACGCGTTGGATTACTATTAAAATAGAAAGAATAAACAGGGCCTTATAGTTCAACGGATAGAACGGCTGNCTTCTAAACAGTAAATTCAGGTTCGATTCCTGGTAGGGCTACACTATTAATTGCATTCATAGCTCAGTAGGTAGAGTAACTGACTCTTAATCAGTGTGTCGCGGGTTCGATCCCCTCTGAATGCACAATGCCAATATTTTAAGATATTAAATGGCTCGTTAGCTCAACGGATCAGAGCATCTGACTTCGGATCAGAGGGTTATAGGTTCGAATCCTATACGGGTTACTAATGACATGGTCTCTTAGTTCAATGGATAGAACGATGGTCTACGGAACCGTTGATATGGGTTCGACTCCCGTAGAGACTACACAGTATAATAAGTAATGGTCCTATGGCCGAGTTGGTTTAGGTGACAGTCTGCAAAACTGGAGACAACGGTTCAAATCCGTTTAGGACCTCAAATTGGAAATATTTTTGCGCAAAGAGTCCGATTTACAATTAATTGAGTAAAGTAACAAACCTAAAAAAACCGATACTAATGGCAAAATTCAGAAATGCAAATCTTCGTACTAAGCTTGCTAAGACGCAGCCAAAGGCGAAGTTAGTGGAAGCAATCAGCATCCCTAAGCCAAACACCAAGAATCGTTCGGGACACGACGCTTATGCAATCGATAAGTGGTTAAGGCTCGTTACGATGTTAAATACGCTCAAGCTGGAAAACCAGTTCTACAGGTCAGAAAACGAAACAATGAGGGAACTCAAGACAATCGTTACTGCTTGTGCTAAGGAAGATACTTACCTTGTTGCTCAGGCTATCGTATACTCACGTTGCGTTGGCGAAGGTATGAGGTCCATCAACCACTTAGCGGCTAGTTATCTTGCACCTTATTGTGCAAGTCAGGAATGGGCTAAAAGATTCTACTCACTTTGGAATCGTAAGACTCAGTCCGGTGGAACGGTATTCCGTCCAGATGACATGGCTGAAATCATCTCTTGTTTCTCAGCAGTTAACCCTGTTGCTGCAACAAACTCAATGAAGAAGGGTTTCGCTGATGCAATTGAAAGACTTGATTCATACTCAATTCTTAAGTACAAGCCAGCTTTGATTGACGTTATTAACNTGGTTCACCCTAANCCAAAGAAGTCTAAGGCTTTTGTTGAATTTAATGGTGAAAAGGTATNAGCAATCGATGCAGTAATTCGAGGTTTAGCAGTNTCTGCTGATACTTGGGAAGCTGCACAGTCTGACGCTGGACAGGAAGTAGCAAAGGCNGTAAAGGCAGGAAAGGTTACAAAGGCAGAAGCTGAAGTTATCCTTACTGAAGCTAAGGCTGAAAACTGGAATGCTCTTTTAACTGAAGGTAAGCTTGGAACATTAGCTGCTTTACGTAACATTAGGAATATTTTGAAGACCGTTAAGGATCCAAAGACTATTGCTCTGTTATGTATGGTTCTCTCTGATGCAGATCTCATCCGAAAGGCAAAGATTATGCCATATCAGATTGACTTGGCGAATGAAGTAATTAAGGCTGAATTCAATTCTATGGAAGCTAGAACAGTTAGTCAGGCATTATTGGCTGGTTACTTGGCAGCAATTCCTAACCTAACAGAAATGTTACCAGGACGAAACCTTGTAATTGTCGATATGTCAGGTTCTATGACGGCGGTGATTGCTGACCCAAAGAGACAAACTTCATATCGTAGTTCTTGTGCAGATAAGGCTGCTCTTATTGGAGCAACCATTGCAAAGGCAACTAATGCAGATGTAATTGTTTTCGGTAGTGATGCAAAATATGCAAGTTATTCAATTAACTCTGACGTATTTACGATTGCTAATGAAATCAAGTGTAACCTCGGTATGACTAACCTTGCAAATGCATGGAGGTTAGCACAGAGTTCAGGAAAGCAGTATGATAGGGTATTTATCCTTTCAGACAATGAATGCAACCGTGGTAATTCATATGCAAGTTATATTAACTATGTACAAGCAGTTGGTTCTCCATATGTTTACTCAGTTGATATGGCATCATATGGAACAACTCAAATTGTTGGTGACAAAGTTCGTTACTACTATGGTTATGGTTTCTCAATGTTTGATGATATTGCAAACTCAGAATTCAATCCAACGTATCACCTTGACAAAATCAGGAAGATCGTAATCTAATTGTCAAATTGCCAGTCAATTGACTGGCAATTTGAATACGGGGTAAAAGGGCCGGAGTATATCATATGTACCTGCTGATAACCTAGGAAAATCAGTAAGCCATTTGGATCAATGCGTCGGATTGTGAGTTCAATTCTCACTACCCCTCAAAACTTTCGATATTGGTTATGTATAATAAATAATATCGAAAGAATAAAGTTCTTTGAATACATTTAAAAAATTGGGTAGTAAAATAAGGGTTACTTCGTAGCTCACTCGGTAGAGCAATTGCCTGCAAATCAATCTGTAGCCGGTTCGAGCCCGGCCGAGACGGCGAAAGCCGTTATACTCTTATACTGTTCTCCCAACCTTATTTGTGGTGTCCTTGTGAGCAAGGAATAAATGATTACCATTCGGTTCAATTATTAATCGATGGCGGAAACTAACAGCCACTAGGATACAAATCGGACGTAGTAAAATAAAGAGTTACTTCGCTTATGGATAATACTCTTATTAACATTCTCGTCTTAATTTTATTATGAGCATAGTAAGGAAACAGAGTTACTTCGTATCGCGGGTTCGAATCCCGCTATGGGTTTACTCATATAGACAAGCGGTTAAGTCATCAATCCTGAAAATTGACACAATCAAAAGCCCTCTGTCCAATGTTCTTGTTCATATTTTTAAATAAATCATATTATGAAAGATCTGAATAGTTCATGATTGTCTGCTACAGATAATCATGAAAACAACTAGAGAAAATCAGAAACAACCAGCTCGTTACTGGTTGGTAGACATCACACTTACGAGTAGTGAAGTTTTACAATTTTACGTTAAAGCCCTAACGATTGGCGAGGCTTATCAAAAAGCAGATGAGTATGCTGAATGGGTTGAAAATGAGCAGTTGGCAAACGTACTGCGAACTTTTAAATGTATGGTTTAATAAGATTGACGAAAAATCGGTAGTAAGAAATAAGAGTTACTTCGTAAAATAGCTCAGCTGGTATGAGCGATTGTTTTTGGGACAATAGGTCACTGGTTCAACTCCAGTTTTTACAACCAAACAACTCTTTTCAATATTCTCCGATTTTTTTATGTGATTTGAAAATAATTTTGAATGAATATGATTAAAGGCACTAGAAACCAATTACATAATATAAGTAATAGCTGGCAAGGTAATACCAAAAAAGTTTTATGTGTATGTTCTGCTGGTTTATTAAGATCCGCAACTTTACAGAATTTTCTTATCCTAGAATATGGGTACAATGTTCGTAATTGTGGAACTGAGGAATCATATGCACTGATTCCAATTTCTCAAGCCTTAGTATTATGGGCA